CAACTGGTACTGCGTCTCCAACCCACACAGGACATTGCCAAAGCATTAGGAAAGCTCAAGACCGAGCAGCAGTCTTTGGTTGGCTTTGCTCTTGAAACAAACAACGAGGAGAACCATGCCAAGGAGAAACTACAGAAGAAGAATCTGGACTTCATCGTCTTGAACTCTCTGCGTGACAAAGGAGCGGGCTTCAAATGTGACACCAACAAGATCACCATCATTTCGAAGGATGGTGCCAAGGAGTTCCCCCTGAAATCAAAGCAAGAAGTAGCATCCGACATCATCGACGAACTGCAAAAGCGAATTACCAAGTAAAGCATAGACTTCAGAACAACATTCATGCGCAAAGTATTCTTCCTCATAGTAACTTGTTTCATTTCCGCACTCAACATCCATGCTCAGGAACTCGAGGCGAAAGTGACCATTAACCACCAACAGGTGGGTAACACGACGCGTACGGATGTGTTTGACGAACTGCAGCAGAAGATAACCAACTTCCTCAACGAGAAAGCATGGACGGGTATGCATTTCCGCGAATCGGAACGCATCAAATGCAACTTCGGCATTACCGTGAACACCTACAGCGACACGGATAATTCCTTTAAGTGCACATTGCTCATGAGCGCCAGTCGACCCGTCTACAACAGCAATTATACCACGACGACCTACTCAATCAAGGATGCCGACTTCAACTTCGAATTTCAGAACACCGATCAGCTGGAGTTTGCTGGCAGCGACCGTCTTGACAACCAGTTGGTTGCATTGCTGGCCTACTATGTTTATATGATCATCGGTTACGACATGGACAGCACCGGCTTCGATGCCGCCGAGATCGACGACCTGTTCAGTAAGGTCTTCGACAAAAATGTTAAGGACGATGATCCCGATATTGACCCGGATGCGCTGAACCCGTTTGTGCAGCCGGGCGACCTGTGGACGCTGGGCAGGCACCGACTGGTGTGCGGCGACGCGACCAGCGAGGATGACTTGAACCTGCTGATGGGCGACGTTAAGGCCAATCTGCTCCTGACCGACCCGCCGTACAACTGCGACTATGTAGGCAAAACCAAGGACGCGCTCAAAATCCAGAACGACAAAATGGAGGACGCGGCGTTCTATCAGTTCATATTGGACGCCTTCAACAACATCGTGCCCCATCTGGTGCAGGGTGCTTCAGCGTACATCTTCCACGCGGATACCGAGGGGCTGACGTTCCGGCAAGCGTTCAAGGAAGCCGGTTTCCATATCTCCGGCGTGTGCATCTGGGTCAAAAACACCATGGTGCTCGGCAGAAGCCCGTACCAATGGCAGCATGAACCTGTGCTTTACGGCTGGCTCCCCAATGGCAACCACAAGTGGTACGCGGATCGGAAGCAGACCACGCTGTGGAACTTTGACCGTCCTACCCAGAGCCGCCTGCATCCTACGATGAAGCCCATTCCGCTATTGGCCTATCCCATCAAAAACAGCTCCGCGCCCAATGCTGTGGTGCTCGATACCTTCGGCGGTTCCGGCTCTACGCTCATCGCCTGCGAAGAGACCGACCGCATCTGCTATACCACGGAGCTCGATCCTAAATACGCATCGGTCATTGTTGAGCGGTTCCGGCTGCATCAGGATGGGGATGCGTCACAGATCAAATGCCAGCGCGGCGGCAAAGAGCTCACATACGAGGATGCTTTCAGGGAAGCGAATCCCGATAAATGACGCGGAGGTGAATGCGCAAGACGGAGGTGATGCCCCATGGCGAAGCGTGGACGGAAGCCCAAGCCTACCGCGCTGAAGAAGCTGGAAGGCAACCCCGGAAAGCGCCCGCTGAACGATCTGGAGCCGCTCCCCAAGGTGACCATGCTGCGCTGTCCCAACTGGCTGGAGCCGGAAGCGAAAAAGGAATGGCGGCGACTGGCTCCCGTGCTGATCGGCGCGGGCATCCTGACCAGCGCGGACGCCGTTCCTTTCGCCGGATACTGTCAGGCATATGCCAGATGGAAAGAAGCGGAAGAACAGGTTTCCCGCTTGGGCATGGTCTACAAGGAAAAGGACACCGAGCGTGTCCGACCCAATCCCTACATCGCCATTGCCAAATCGGCCTTTGCAGAGGTGAAATCGCTGGCTGCTGAGTTTGGCCTGACCCCGGCAAACCGCACGGCGATCATCGCCAACGCACTTACTGCCGAAAAGAGCAAACGTGAGCTTGATCCTATGGAGCAGATCCTGACATCCACCAACTTGGATGATGTAATCGTTGTCGGAGAGGAGGAATCGGATGGCGAAGAAAACTGAAAAATACCAGTACAAGCCGACAAACTTCATGCTGCCGACTTCCCACTACGATAAAGTCCGCGCCGACCGGGCGGTCATGTTCATCCAGTCCCTCAAACATACGAAGGGTATCTGGGCTGGGAAGCCGTTCTTCCTTTTTCCATGGCAGGAGCAGATCATCCGCGACCTGTTCGGCATCATCAAGGAGAATGGGTTCCGGCAGTTCAATACGGCTTACATCGAGATCGGAAAAAAGAACGGCAAGTCCGAACTGGCTGCCGCCGTGGCACTGTACCTGCTCTGCGCCGACAATGAGGAAGGCGCGGAGATCTACGGCTGTGCCAATGACCGGGCGCAGGCGTCCATCGTTTTCGATGTGGCGCGGGACATGGTGCTGCAGTCGCCCCTGCTGATGGAGCGCATCAAGATCATCGAAAGCACAAAGCGGCTGGTATACATGCCCACCCGAAGCATCTATCAGGCGCTGTCCTCGGACGTGGCCAGCAAATACGGCTATAACGTCCACGGCTGCATCTTTGACGAACTGCTGGGTCAGCCCAACAGAAAGTTGTTTGATGTCATGACGAAGGGCTCCGGCGCTGCGCGAAAGCAACCGCTCAACTTCGTTATCACCACCGCCGGTACGGACAGAACCAGCATCTGCTATGAGCAGCACGCCAAGGCCGCCGATATACTGGCAGGCAGGAAGCACGACAGCACCTTCTACCCGGTGCTCTATTCCGCGCCCGATGATGCGGACTGGACAGACCCGAAGGTCTGGGCAATGGCCAATCCCTCCATGGGATTTACGGTTGACCTTGAGTACTACCGACAGCGATGCGAATCAGCGAAGGAAAATCCCGCCGAGGAAATCCAGTTCCGGCAGTTCCATCTGTGCCAGTGGACGAATACCGCTGTGCGTTGGATGCCCATGAACAAGTGGGATGACTGCGAGGGCTGTTATACCATGGATGACCTGATCGGTCGTTCCTGCTATGGCGGTCTGGACTTGTCTTCCACCAGCGACCTCACGGCACTGGTACTGGTATTCCCGCCGACTGCGGAGGATGCTTATTACCGGGTGCTTCCTTTTTTCTGGCTCCCTGAAGAAACTATCCCGCTGCGCGTCCGGCGCGACCATGTGCCATACGATGTGTGGCAGCGCCAAGGCATTATCCAGACGACCGAAGGCGACGTCGTGCATTACGGCTTCATCGAGCAGTTCATCGTAAACCTCGGGAAGATGTTCAATATACGCGAGATTGCCGTGGACAGATGGAACGCCAGCATGATGGTGCAGGCGCTACAGGACGACGGCTTCACCATTGTCCGTTTCGGACAGGGCTTCCGCGATATGAGCAACCCGACCAAAGACCTGATGCGGTTGGTGCTGGACGGCTCCCTCAAGCATGACGGGCATCCGATCCTGCGCTGGTGCATGGATAACGTGTATGTGCGTACTGACCCCGCCGGGAACATTAAGCCGGATAAAGAGAAATCCACAGAGAAAATTGACGGTGTAGTTGCGCTGGTTATGGCTCTTGACCGGGCGCAATGCCACCTGAACGACGGCAGCGTCTACGATGATCGCGGCTTGATGACCCTTGACTGGTGAGGTGAAGCGAAATGCCCAAAGCAGCAAAACGCCCCTGTCGCTATCCGGGATGTCCGAATCTGTGCGACAAGGGCGTTTATTGTGAGAAACATATGCAGTATTCAACCGACCGTATGCGCGGCGGTGCGGTAGAGCGCGGATACGACAGCCGTTGGCGTAAAGCCCGTGCTGCCTTTCTGCAGAGGAATCCGCTTTGCGCGGAATGCAGAAAAAACGGTGTACTGACCCCGGCAACGGTCGTGGATCACATCATCCCGCACCGAGGTGATCAGAAACTGTTCTGGGATGAAGAAAACTGGCAGCCCCTTTGCAAGAACTGCCATGATCGAAAAACAGGAAGTGGAAATTAACGAATTTTGCCGAGTAATTTCAATACCAGATAAGTAAGCCCCGCGCCACCTAATGCGCCACCGGCTACTCCCAAAGCAATGTCTTTTGTATTGTTGCTTTTCTTGGATGCACGTTCTACGGTCTCTTTCTGCCGTTGGACATTGCGATCATTATACGTTTGTGTTTCTCGGCGTATGTCATCCATTTTTCTGGTGTACTCGCGGAGTTCTTCAAAACAAGCAACAAGATCCTGCCCACTGACATTAGGTATGGTTGAACGAATAGCATCGCTATTGGCCTTCATGGTATCCAATACCTTCTGCGCCATTTTGTCATTAGACTGTATGGTTTGTTGGGCTGTTTCGCTGATTTTTTCGGCAATCTCTTTCTGCAACTTTGAGTCGTTTACAACGATGGTCTTTATTGCAGTAAAGGTATCGTTACCGACCTTCAACATCGCAGAAATAAGTACATCGATATTTCCCGAATTAACTGCAGATGAACCTTTTCCAATAACTTCACCTACAAGTACTTCTTCTGATGGTGTAAGAGCAAGCGCTTCACTCATACAAATACCTCCGAAACCACAGTCACGACTTTCAAGTGATATATAGATTATATCACATGAATATGAATTCTTCCATCATAAAAGGAGGACAAAAGCAATGAAAATCCCATTATCCGGCCTGTTTCGGGCGCGTGACAAGCCCCGCGACGCAGTTTCTCCCGCCGAGGTTTTCTATTTTGGCTCGTCCGTTTCCGGCAAAACGGTCAACCCGCGCAACGCCGTGCAGGTCAGTACGGTATACGCCTGTGTGCGCGTGATCGCGGAAACCATCGCGTCCCTGCCGGTCTCCGTGTACGAGGACACCGGCTCCGGCAGCCGAAAAGCCACAGAGCACCCGCTCCACCGACTTCTCCATGATGAACCGAACGCCGAAATGACCAGCTTCGTCTGGCGAGAAACAGCGATGAGTCACCTGCTCCTGTGGGGAAACGCCTACATGCAGATCATCCGAAATGGCAAGGGTGA